GAACGCCTCAAATCAGAAATGTATCTGACGGCCAAGATGGTAACGTAGCAAACAACGACTCAATTGTGCTAACTGTTGGAACAAACGACCATAAAGATGCTATGACTGCTTTAGCTAGATTATTTGCTGGAGCTGCTAACGGTGGTATACATCATGATGGGTTTATAGTAGTTGCTGATGATTTAGCTGCTACCTACGCCGTATCAGAAGTTACAGCTGTTGGAGCAATCACACCTGCTGCTGCATTATCATAGTAGATGAGATTAACCGCGCAGGATCTGCGTGATATGAATATCCTTAAGTATTACAGGCTCACTAGAAAGTGGGTCTGTAAAACTTACGGGTTAAAAGATGCAGATTTAGAATTATTAATTTATTTAGATTGTAAAGGAAGATTTACACGAAACGATTTTATCAATGGAGTTTATACATACTCGTGGGATAAAGCAAGATGGGAGAGATTAAAAAGAGAAGGTTGGATAGAAACTTGGAGACATAGGAATCGTACAACTATAATGTACTCTATATTTAAAACTTCTTGGAAATGCTCTCAAATGATAAGTAGAATTTACAGAATACTTCTAGGTGAAGAAGATTTACCTACATCAGAGAGAAGTGTTTTTTATAATAATAAATCATATACAGATAAAGTTTACAATAAAGCTATAGATGATATGATAAAAGATAAAGACAGGTAACTATGCCAAAATTTAAACCAAACACAGGATTTAAAATGGAATCTCCATTAAAAACAAAATTAGGAAGATGGTTAATGGGTAGAAAAAAACATGTAACCACAGATGGTACTAAGGTTATAACAGATAGAAAAGGTAGAGTAGTTAAAACAAAAACTGCAGATGGTACTAAAACAAAGTATAAAAAAAAGAATAGACCTACATTTTATGGCATTTAAACTAGGTAAAAATAAAGATAATTATGCTTCAGGTGGTGAGATCAAAACAAAAATGCGTTTTGGTAAACAATCTGGAGATAGTGATATATCTGTACCTGGAACACCTATTATTAGGGTACCATTAGAAAAAGGAGTTATGGGCGAGGCTAATATGGATGGATCTATTTATATTAATGAAAATATAATCCCTGGAAGTTTTGAAGAAAGACAAGTTATCAACCATGAAATGAGACACGCTACTGATATGAAAATTGGCAAACTATCCTATGCAGATGATCACATAACATATAACGGTAAAGTGTTTTCGAGAGAAACTAGAAATGGTAAAGATATGATTAAAGTTGATGGTAAGTGGAAAGAAGCAGGGGACCATGGTTTTCCTTGGGAAAATGATGCAAATAATGGAAATGATCATGGAAGTATTTAAAGATAATAATGACTGGAACGAAAAATCTATTGTAGGATTTATTGCATTTGCAATAATGTGTGTGATTATGATAGCGGATCTCGTCACTGGTTATGTAGGTAAAGATTTAATAATTAATGAATTTATATATGATTCGTTTGTACTAGTAGTACTTGGTTGCTTTGGTATAAGTGGAATTGAAAAATTCGCAAAAAAATAATAATATGGCATTTAAAATGAATTATAACAAATCTTCTTTTCCTTTTAAAGGTAAAAAAGATGAATTAACCAAAACACCAGTTGGACCTAGAGCTGAAGAAAGAAAAACAAAAATAACAGAAGAAGAAGAACAAGTTATTGAAAATATGTCAAACCAAGAAACTGCTTCGGAAATAATTCAGCATGAAATGTATCTTAAAAGACTTCGAGAAAAGAAAGATAAATCAAAGTCAAGTCCGGTGCCTATGGCACCAAAAGAAGGTAAAGTAAAAGGATCGTATACTGCTACATTTACAAAAAAGAAAAAGAAGAGTAAATTTAACCTTAAAGGAAAAGGGAAATTTAACTTTAAAAAGAGCGCTGATTATAGTCAAAAGGCTATAGACCATAGAAAATATAGTAATCCAGAAAAATATGACGACGATCGAAATTAAAAACAAAATTAAATTATGTTAAGTAAAATATTTAGCGGTGGAGCCGCTGATCTAGTAAAAGGTGTTGGAGATGTTGTAGATAGTTTACATACATCAGCTGAAGAAAAACTAGAAGCAGAAAGAAAAATAAAAGAATTAGTTGCTAACTACGAGGTTGAAATGGAAAAGAACATTACAGCTCGTTGGGAAGCAGATTTAAAATCAGATTCATGGCTTAGTAAAAATGTTAGGCCTATGACATTAATATTTTTAATAGTATGCACCATGCTATTAATCTTTATAGATGCTGGTGCATTAGAGTTTGAGGTAAAATCATCATGGGTTGATTTACTTCAATTAGTATTAATAACCGTGATCGGTGCTTACTTTGGTGGTCGATCATTTGAAAAAGTAAAAAAATAAAATTATGGGATTAATAAACAACTTGGCTGATATAGGTCAAATGGGTAGTGGTCACACTAAAACAGCTGCTAATACTCTTTATGCTCCAACTGGAAAGGTTATAGTAGCAATACAAGTATTAAACGCTGCTGTTAAGTTTTCAGCTTTAGTTGCTGACGCTTCTTTTATAGGGTCAGGAAGTGCTACTGTAGATGATGGTGTTTCATATATTGGGTCTGGAACTCAGTTTTTAGCAAACGGTGAAGATAATGATGGAGACGCTGTTAAAAGTGAAGCAATAGCAAATAGTGTAGAATTTCCAGCTAACTCTATGATTTATGGAAGATGGACTAACGTATCATTACAAGCAGACTCAACTCATGGTATAATAGTATACTATGGACCAGCCGCTTAAAAACAAACAATAATTAACTTAAATTAAATAAAATGGCAAAAACAAAAAAGAAAGAAGAAGTAATTGATTTTACTAAACCAGAAAAAATTACCGACGAAGAATTAAAAAAAGTTCAAGAAACTGTAAACAGTTTAAATAGAACTCAATTAGAAATTGGGTCTATGGAACTTAAAAAGCACGAAATGATGCACCAAATGGCGGCTTTAAGAGATTCACTTACATTATTACAAGGTGAGTTTGAAAGTAAATATGGTACATTTGATATTAATATTCATAACGGAACTATAAACTATCCAGCAAATGGCGAGGCTAATAAGAAAGATTAGTGTAGGTAAAGACTATAAAAACGACGCCATGCACTACTCTGTTGGTCAAGAGGTTTACGGTGGACACACTATTTGTGATATATTAGAAGAAAAAGATAAGTATTCTATTTATATTAGAAAAAATAAAGATGTGTTACCTTGGAAAGACTTTAATAAAAACATGGCGGTATCTGTAGAATATAATCTAGAATACTAATGAAAAGTGTTTACAACTTTGTTGTAGCACCAAAAGGAAAAAGATATAACAATACTAAAAAGATTGGAGATTCAGAATTAATTCTTAATACTGAGATTTTTAACCATCAATATGTAAACAGAGAAGCTATAGTTATATCAACTCCAATTATTGGTAATACAAATATAAAACCAGGAGATACGATTATTGTACATCATAATGTTTTTCGTAGATGGCACAACGTGCAAGGAGTAGAAAAAAATAGTAAAGCTTATTTTAACGAGAATACTTACTTAATAAATTACGATCAAATATTTTTGTATAAACAAAACAATATATGGAAAACTCCAAAAGGTTATTGTTTTATAAAACCTTTGAAAGCGGTAGATCAATTTAATATTGAATCTGAAAAACCGCTTCAAGGTATTGTTAAGTATTCAGATGGCACTATCGAAGTTGACGAACTAGTTGGTTTTAGACCTAATAGTCAATATGAATTTATAATCGATGGAGAAAGACTATATCGAGTTTTATCTAATTTTATTACAATTAAATATGAATACCAAGGAAACGAAGAAGAATATAATCCAAGCTGGGCAAAAAGCAGTTGAAGAGCTAATTAAAGTTGCTAAAGAACCTATTGTAGATTCAGACGACGATATATCAGCAGATAGACTAAAGAATGCTGCAGCTACTAAAAAACTAGCTATATTTGACGCATTCGAAATACTTAACAGAATCCAAGAAGAAGAAAACTTGCTTGAGGGAAAAGCACCTGAAGAGAGAAAGGAAACGGTCTTTAAAGGATTCGCAGAAGGCAGATCTAAGTAATGTACGAGCAAAATTTAGTTAAAATAATTGAACCTATTAAGAAGACAACTATTAGTCGTCTTAATAAATCTAAAAAATGGAAATATGGATACAATAAAGAACACGATATTATCGTTATATCAAAAACTGGGCAAATCAGTGAAATACTTGAAATACAAAATTTGCGAATTGCGCTGCCAAAAGCCCCAGTGCAAGTGTTCACACATGAGCTAAATAAATGGGTAAAAATTGAACAACCAAAAGAATTATCTCGTTTAAAAAATATATTTGATTGGAGAAATTATCCAGAGAATCAAAAAGAGCAATGGTTTGATTATATAGACGAAGAATTTAAAAGAAGAGATGAAGGATTTTGGTTTACTAACAGCGGGAAACCAACATACATAACGGGCGCTCATTATATGTATTTACAATGGAGTAAAATTGATGTAGGTGCTCCAGATTTTAGAGAAGCAAATAGATTGTTTTTTATATTTTGGGAGGCGTGTAAAGCTGATAAACGGTGTTATGGAATGTGTTATCTTAAAAATAGACGTTCTGGTTTTTCTTTTATGTCTTCTGCAGAAACGGTTAATTTAGCCACTCTTGCGAGTGATAGTAGATATGGTATACTATCTAAAACTGGTGCTGATGCTAAAAAAATGTTTACAGACAAAGTAGTACCTATTAGTATTAACTATCCGTTTTTCTTTAAACCAATACAAGATGGTATGGATAGGCCAAAATCAGAGCTTGCGTATAGAGTACCAGCTAGTAAATTTACAAGAAAGAAAATTGTAGCTAATGAAAAGTTAGAAGATATACAAGGTTTAGACACAACTATTGATTGGAAAAACACAGGAGATAATAGTTACGATGGTGAAAAATTAAATTTATTAGTACACGATGAAAGTGGTAAATGGGAAAGACCCGATAATATTTTAAATAACTGGAGAGTAACCAAAACATGTTTACGTTTAGGTAGTAGAATTATTGGTAAATGTATGATGGGCTCAACTTCAAACGCATTAGATAAAGGTGGAGAAAATTTTAAAAAACTATACAACGCATCCGATGTCACTAAGAGAAATAGAAATGGTCAAACAAAATCTGGTTTATACTCTTTGTTTATCCCAATGGAATGGAACTACGAAGGATTTATTGATGAGTTCGGATTTCCAGTATTTAATACTCCTGACACAGACATATTCGCCCCAGATGGTGAATTAATAGATATAGGTGTAGTAGATAGTTGGCAAAACGAGGCTGATGGTTTAAAAAGCGATCAAGACGCTTTAAATGAATTTTACAGACAGTTTCCAAGAACTGAAGAGCACGCGTTTAGAGATGAAACAAAAAATTCTATTTTTAATCTTGTTAAGATATACGAACAAATAGATTACAATGAAGAAATGTCTAGAACCCTTGGAATTACAACTGGTAATTTTCAATGGATTAACGGCATAAAAGATTCTCAAGTTATATTTTATCCAGATCCAAAAGGTAGATTTAAAATCAGCTGGGTTCCACCTCAGCAATTACAAAATAGAGTGGTACTTAAAAATGGTATTAAATATCCTGGTAATGAACACATGGGAGCATTTGGTTGTGACTCTTATGATATATCAGGAACCGTAGATGGAGAAGGATCTAAAGGAGCTTTGCACGGCTTAACCAGGTTTAGTATGGAGGACGCTCCTGCGAATAGCTTTTTTTTAGAATACTTATCAAGACCACCTACGGCTGAAATATTTTTTGAAGATGTGTTAATGGCATTAGTATTTTATGGTATGCCAATACTCGCAGAGAATAATAAACCTCGACTTTTATATTATTTAAGACGTAGAGGTTATAGAGGGTTTAGTATGAATAGACCTGATAAAGTTTGGAATAAATTATCTACAGCTGAAAAAGAAGTTGGTGGAATACCAAACTCTAGTGAAGATATAAAACAAGCTCATGCAGCAGCGATTGAAATGTATATCCAAGATCACGTTGGTATGAAAAAAGATGGAACATTTGGTAGTTTATATTTTAATGAATTACTAAATGATTGGAGCAAGTTTGATATAAACAAAAGAACAAAACATGATGCGTCTATAAGTTCTGGTTTAGCTATTATGGCAAACAATAGACACTTATATACACCAAACGCTAAGGTTGAAAAACCTAAACTAAATATAAATATTTCTAGGTATAGAAATACTGGAACTAATTCACAAATAATCAAATAATAAATATGGCAGAGTCTGGCATTAAAAGTTATTTTCCGAGTCAAACAGTAAGCGATGCTGAAAAGTTAAGTTATGACTATGGTTTAAAAGTAGCAAAAGCTATAGAGACAGAATGGTTTAACAACGATAAAAGTGTTAATCGTTATAAGTCTAATTACAATAATTTTCACAATTTAAGATTGTACGCTAGAGGTGAGCAATCTATTCAAAAATACAAAGATGAGTTATCTATAAATGGTGATTTGTCCTATCTTAACTTAGATTGGAAACCAGTTCCAATTATATCTAAATTTGTAGATATAGTAGTAAATGGAATTGCTCAAAGAACTTACGATATAAAAGCTTATTCTCAAGATCCTTATGGTGTAAAAGAAAGAACAGACTATATGGAGTCTATGTTAAGTGATATGGAAATGCAAACTATTGATGCTGAGTTTCAAAATGATTATGGTATTAACACAAGAGAAACTGAAGGAGAAATACCAGCTTCAACAGAAGAACTTCAACTTCATATGCAGTTAAGTTATAAGCAATCAATAGAGATAGCTGAAGAACAAGCTTTAAATGTTTTATTTGAGGGCAATAACTACGAATTAATAAAAAAAAGATTTTATCAAGACTTAACAGTATTAGGTATTGGTGCTGTTAAAACTTGTTTTAATACTTCTGAAGGTGTTACTATAGATTATGTTGATCCAGCTAACCTTGTTTATTCTTACACAGATTCTCCTTATTTTGAAGATATATATTATGTTGGTGAAGTTAAAGCAATTCCAGTAAACGAACTAGCTAAACAATTTCCTCATTTGACAGAATCTGATCTTGAAGATATAATGAAAAATAAAAGTTATAATAGAAATAATTATAACAGCAGATATTCTATAGATAAAGAAGACAATAACACTATTCAAGTTTTGTATTTTAATTATAAAACATACATGAACGAAGTGTATAAAATAAAAGAAACAGCAACAGGTGCTAATAAAATTATACCTAAAGATGATAGTTTTAATCCTCCAAGCGATAAAGAAGGTGGATACTCTAGATTGCTTAGATCTATAGAGTGTTTATATGATGGTGCTGTAATTCTTGGTACAGATAGATTACTTAAATGGGAAATGTCAAAAAACATGATGCGCCCTAAAAGTGATTTTACAAAAGTTAAAATGAACTACGCTATTGTAGCGCCTCGTATGTATAATGGTAAAATTGATTCATTAGTAAAACGTATAACTGGTTTTGCAGATATGATTCAATTAACACACTTGAAATTACAACAAGTAATGTCTAGATTAGTTCCAGATGGAGTTTATTTAGATGCAGATGGTTTGGCTGAAATAGATTTAGGTAATGGAACGAATTACAATCCACAAGAAGCTTTAAATATGTTCTTTCAAACTGGTAGTGTTATTGGAAGAAGTTTTACTTCTGATGGTGATATGAATCCAGGTAAAATACCAATCCAAGAAATACAATCTAGCAATGGCGGTGCTAAAATGCAGAGTTTAATTCAAACTTATAATTATTATTTACAAATGATAAGAGATGTAACTGGATTAAATGAAGCTAGAGACGGTAGTTTACCAGACAAAAATGCTTTAGTTGGTGTTCAAAAATTAGCCGCGGCAAATAGTAACACAGCAACTCGACATATATTAAATGCTGGTTTATTTTTAACTGCAGAAACAGCAGAGTGTTTATCGCTTAGAGTATCTGATATTATAGAGTACTCACCTACAAAAGATGCTTTTATACAAGCTATTGGGGCTCATAACGTAGCAACTTTAGAAGAAATATCAAAATTATATTTATATGACTTTGGTATATTTATTGAATTACAGCCAGACGAAGAAGAAAAAGCAATGTTAGAAAATAACGTACAAATGGCTATTCAACAGCAAATAATTGAATTAGCTGACGCTATTGACATTAGAGAAATAAAAAATATTAAGTTAGCTAATCAATTATTAAAAATACGTAGACAGAAAAAATTAGACCGAGACCAAACTGTTCAACAGCAAAATATGCAACAGCAGGCTCAGTTAAACCAGCAATCTGCTCAAGCCGCTGCACAAGCTGAAATGCAAAAAAATCAAGCATTAAACGATAGTAAAGTTCAATTAGAACAATTAAAAGCTCAATTAGAATCTCAAAAAATGGCTCAAGAGGTTCAACATAAAAAAGAGTTAATGCAAATGGAGTTTGAAATGAATATGCAGCTTAAAAATATAGAAGTTGGAGGAGTTAAAGATAGAGAAAAAGAGAAGGAAGATCGTAAAGATGAAAGAACAAGAATTCAAGCAACTCAACAAAGTGAGTTAATTGAACAAAGAAAAGGCGAAAAAGCACCTAAAAACTTTGAATCTTCAGGTAATGATATATTAGGAGGAGGATTTGGTTTAGATGAATTTGGCCCTAGATAAATTTATTAATTATTATTATATTATATTATGGAAGAAAAAAATGAAAACGTAGTTGAAGAAACTACACAAGATCAGGTAGAACAAACAACTGTAGAGGAAACACCTCAAGTTGATGAATCTAAATTTAAAAGCGCCGGAGATGATAGCGTTGTTAAAGTAGATTTAAGTAAACCCCCAAAACCAGAAGAAAATGAAATTAAAGAAGATAACACTAACAACGACGGAGTGGTTGCAGAGTCTAAAGATGCCGACGCCCCACAAGAACAAGAAGAAGTACAACAGGAAGCAGAAACACAAGAAACTCCAACATTAGAAGAAGTTTCTGAAGAAGTTGCTGAAGTAGAAGAAAAAATTGAAGAAGCTATAGCTGAATCAAAAGCTACTGGTAAACCTTTACCCGAAAGTATACAAAAGTTA